AGAAAGCGTTGCCGCATGGTCATAGATCACGCTGGTGCCTATTTTTGACTTCAGGTGTTTGGTAACGACGGTATGCTTCCAGCTCTCAAGCAGGCCGGAAGTCGCGTTATTGCTCCATGTCGTCGTTTCTGTGCTTGTATAGGCGTATTCCTGACCAACCAGCCGCAGTGCGTCAGCGTGGAATCCGGCGCCAATGTATTTAGTGCCGGATTCCAGATACTCGACGATTTTTGTCTTCGCCGACGTAACCGTATAGTCCTGTCCATCAGGAACCCACGTGAATCCAGAAACGGGTGCCGGCGCCCCGTTGTCTTCGGTCAGCGCACCATCGACCCAGACACGCGTCCGATCATAGGTCACGCCGGTCGGCAGGCCAGTGCTGTTGTCCTGCTGAAAATAATGGTCAACCATCGTTTCCGTAAACACGCCGTTCGTCGTCGTTCGCGTCTGCCTGGCGATACACGGCCGGCCTTCATACTCAATCAGCTCATTGCCAACGGTCAGGCCATAGCCGGCAGCACTCGTATCGACATCGCCCGACAGCGTCAGCCTGAGAAGCGACTTGCTGGTCCCGATCACCGCCTCGCTGCCAGTGCTGTTCTGGGCATGACCGGTCAGCTTGTCAGCAAAACTGATGCCCCCCCATATTTCAGCCGGAAGCATGATCGACTGGGCCGCCGACCATGATTGAGTCGTACCGTCGATATGACCAAAGCGCCGCACCCTGAGAAAGAAGCCGCCCGTCGTGAACGAGTCCTTTTCAAATCGGACAAGCCAGCGCTTCTTGGTCGAGTCAATATAGAAAACAATGGCTGAGTTATCGATTCCGATCGGACCGACAGGTCCATAGCGCCCGCCTGAAATCAGCGCGTAATTTAGCCATTCACGACCGGCCGAAGCGTCGGCGGCTTCTTCGTCATCGGAACGAACGACCGCCGGCTGACCGGGCACCCTGACCATGACGCAGGAGCCATCAAGCGGCGCCGGGCAGGTCTTCGTCGCCGCATTCGGAAGCGTGATACTGCCCGCCTTCCACAGGCCGTGGAATGGCTGTCCGAACAGAATTGCCCTGTCAAATCCGGTCGGGTTTAGATTCACGTGGGCTCTGCATAATCAATTTCAACCGTACTGCTATTGGCGTCGGTAAAGTACATCTTTTTGATCGGCTCGATCTGCCAGGTGATCATTCCATCGGTCGACGTAATTATCTGAGACGACCAATAATTGCGCCCTGAATAAGCGGTTTCTACCAATGGGCTGGCAATCGACCCGGATGAACCGCGCGCCAGAGGCGGGCTTGATCCGCTGCGCGCGGGTATTGCCGGCGCCACACGCGCAGCCGGCAGTGTTTTTTCTTCGCGGGACGTTTGCCCGGCGCCGCCTTCTGTGAGCAGGCGAAGGGCTTCGGTCAAGTCTTTTGCCATTTCGGCGCCCTATAGTGTAATGGTAAAGACATCTTCAATCAGCGGCGCGCGGTACGTCCTGGTGATGGCTACCGCAGCCTTTGCACGCTCGGCGTCCGCTACGCCAGGGAAATCTATGGTGATCACCTGATCCTCTCCAAATAAACCGTTCCACGTCACCTCCGGGGCATCGAGCGCGGTCGTGGCGCCATCGCTGGACCCGTCTGGAGCAACTGTTTCATCTTCAGGGTGGGTGACACCAACGCCAGCCACCGAGCAGATCGCCAGCTCGAAGTCGCTTACAGCGCGCCCGCTGTCCGGCTGCAAGCGATGGACAACCCGCGCCACTTTTCCCTTTGCCAGCACCCCGGAGGCATCAACGGAAATCGTCTTGTCAACATCGATGGAACAGTTCAGCGGCACCGAAGCGGCGACGCGGTTACGCCGGGCAGACGCGAATATCTTGACCTTGGCGATCGCAATCAATACCTCCATTGCCGCCTCGGCGGCTGCTCGATCGCTGTCGGTAGTCAGTGTCACGTTTGCCGAATTGGTCAGGCCGACGACGACCGGCGCCAGATTCTTCGGCGGGATGGATGAAATCTTGTTTTTATAAAGCAGAACATTTGTTTCGACGGCCACCGGATCGCCATACTCACCCTGCAGCGCGCCCGTCATCGTTTCACGAACCACCCCGAGCTCGGCAATGCTGGCTTCGTTGTGAACGGTAATCGTATAGGTTTCGTCAATGTCCTGCCCGTAGTCGAAGGCAACGACGATTGAAAACCCAAGGCACAGCTCCGGGTCAGTAGCCGGGTTCGGAAGCCAGACGCCAGCGGGTGATCCGCCCGACCCTGGGATGACCTGAGCGGTCGTCGGCAAGGCGATCCAGTCCGCAGAAACTACTGACCCGCCCGCTTTCTCGATCGCGGCCAGCGTAGCTGCACGCTGCAAAAACGATCCGCCATCACGAACCCAGTAACCGAAGCTGGTAGAGTGCAGCGCAAGGTAGTCGTAGTTAACTTCATACCCCTCGGCCTTTTGCCGTGGAAAACGATAATTGAACGTCAGGTCGACGCGGTTGGTCAGCCCGGCCCGTTCAGCCAGCTGAGGCGCGATACTGCCTTCGATGATTTCGTCGGCGGTGAACTCAAGATCGGCAGCGACCTTGGCCGCCCATTCTGTCAATCGCAGGTCGCCGACCGGCGACAAATCAACGCTTGCCGGCCGCGTCGACAGGCGGTCCTGAGCATAGATATAGGTCGAGGCAGCTGCAGAAAATACGGCAGCAGACCATAGGCCGCCTACCAGCGTATTTATTTCCGCCTTGCTCAGCGCCGCCAGACGCCCCTGCAGATCATCTGTACAGCGCAGCTTGAGCAGGCGCGTGACCATGTCGACGCTTGGCAAATCAACAATTCCGGAAAACAACACACGGGCATCGGTCGGGACGCCCGTGTGCATATTGACAAATCGCACGATCACAGGCTTGCCCGTCCAGCCAGGCACATCGATAATGCTGCCGGTGGCCGGACAAAGCGTCAGATCGGCAATGCGGGCCGCGCCTTCCTCAGCCTCGACCACGACTTCGCCAACCACGTCGGCGCTGAGATCAATCCCGTTTACCAGAACCTGAATACCCCATACGCCCGCCACCGTCCCGCCATCGGCCGCCGTACCGCTACCGCCCGGCGTTGCCGGCGGCCCGGAAAGAGGCGAACTGGCGATGGGTGATGATGCGATCACGGCGTGCCGAAGAGTTCTGTCTTGATCATGATCCGTTCAGCGGTGAGCCCGCCTGACACCGTGGCACGCACTGCTTTCTCGTCGGTTGCCACCAGCGCTGCCAGCGACATTGTGATTGTTGGCGGACCAGACCGTGTCGAGTAAATCTGCGTAAGCGCCTGGGTGATTACCAAAGTCGAACCATCAATGACCAGCCAGCGCAACTCGCCGACATAATTCCCGTCAGTCGAGTCAACGACGACGATAGTCAGCTTGCCGGCGATCAAGTCAGTCGAGGCATCAGGAAACTGCATCGTATCGCCGTATGAAAACAGGCCTACATACGACAACAGCGTGTCACCGAAATAGGTCGGGAATCCATTCGGGTTTCCGTATCTTTGCGACCCGCAACAGAAGAATCCGCCGCCGCGGCTTTCGGTGTTCCCAATCACTGCCGAATTTTCATGTGAGGCAGAAGCGCCAAATCCAAGCGCAACAGAGCGCAGAGCGCTGCTGTTCGAGTTCATCCCGACAGCCATGGCAGCCGACCCGGTAGCATCAGCACGATAGCCGACAGCCGGTGTGTCGCCGATGAAAATGTTCTGCGAAACCATCGACAAGTCAAGCGCGACGGCGAATACATCCTTCTCGCCGTCAGGCAGACTGATCTGCATGGCAGAAAGATCATTGTCTTCGCCGTCGATGTATCCATTGAAATCCGACGACATCAACACGAGGTCTCTGGTCAGCTCATAACCCGTTTCGTCGAAGTTGTCCTGAACGGTGCCCAGGCCGATTTCAAAGATGTTGTCAATCTGTACGCGATAGATGATCTGTCTTCCCCAGGCCATATCGCCAAATGCAAAATAACCAGGCACCGCGCCATCCAGCGCCAGCGTACCGGTGCCCGTTGTCTGGGTAGTTTCCTTGACATTGCTTGCGTGTTGCATCAAACCTCCTCTGCGATGAGTTCCCAGCGATACGACGCATCGCCCTGGCTGCCCGACTCGTGCGGGCGCATCAGCCAGACGGTCGGCGCCGGGTAATAGCTGACCATGTACTCCAGCGCGCCGGAGACGGCATCGCAGGTCGCCACGTTGCCGGCCAGCGTGATCGGGGTCGAGAGCGCCCGGCCCCCGGCAATGATGGCCGTGCCGAACGGGGTAAATCCGCTATCGCTGCGGCGCGCCGCCGGCAGGGTCGCCTGGCGGGTGGCGAAGACCGCCGGCACTCGCTTCGGGGTGACGCAACCGAGCACGTGCTGCGCCGAATAATCGAGGCCATCGAGGCCGGGCGGCAGCCAGCCGGCGCCACTGGTCGTCACCTTCAGGCGCTGATAGGTCATCTGCTTGATGCCGCGGCCGCTTGCCGCGCGCAGGATGGTCTCGCCGCCGAGCGGTTCGTATTGCTGGTCAATATCGAGCGCCGCCAGCTGGGGGATGCTCATGCTGCCGATCAATAGGCTCATCGCCCGCCCTTTCTCAATGCTTCACGGCGGACGGCATCGACCAGCTCGGCGGCGACCGAAGCGCTGGCCTGCATCCGGTAATTGCGCCCGTCGAGCGACAGGTTGACCGTCGATCCGCTACCGCCGGCCCGACCGACCAGACCGCCCTCGGCGAACTTCGGCAGCTGCATGCTGTTGATCCGGTTGAGCAGGTGGGCGCCGTAGTGGCTGACCGCCGCCGAGCGGACCACGTATTCGCCATCCGACAGGCGCGCCAGGATCGAATCCGAGGTGCCTGTTCCAGGTCCGCGAATCCGGCCGCCGCCGGCGAATACCGGCAGCGACCCGCCATTGTCGACAATCGCCTGTGCCACCGCCGGATTGGCGCTGCTGGTGATGGTCTGTACCGTCACCGTCTTGACCGTGTTATCCGGGATCTCGGCGAGCTGCGCCTTGAGGCCGGCGATGGCCAGGGTCGCCTGGCTGACATCGGCCTGAACCTCGATGGTGCGCGCCTTGCTGGTCATGTCGTCGAGCTGCTTCTGGAGGTCGGCCAGGATTGCGGCCTGGCTCGCTGCCTGTTCCTTCTGCGCCGCGGCGCGCTGCTGGTCCATGGCGGCGCCGGCTTCCTGGATGCCCGCCGAGAGGTCGGTCAGGGTATCGACGGCAAAAATATCCTTGAGCTCCTTCGCCATGTCGAACGCCGCAGACAGCTTCTTTTCCGCCACATCTGCGGCAGCATCGAAGGACTTGGCGTCGCCCTTGAGCGCGGCGATGCGTGCGGCGCGCGCGGCACTCTCGGCATCACCCTGCAGTTCGTAGAAGCGCGCCTGTTTGGCGGCGAGCTGGTCTTCTTCCGGCAAGCCGGCAATGCTCAGGTCGAATTTCGTCTTGGCGCCGGCATCGCGGATGTCGGCAGCCTTGGTCAGCTTCTTCTGCGCCGCTTCGGTCGCCTTTTCCGCCTCAGCCAGCGAGTCCTTCCAGGCGGCCCGGACGGCATCGACCAGGCGCTTCTGGTCGGCGATCCGCGCATCGATATTGGCCTTTTCCTTGGCCGCGACATTGTCGGAGGCCTTCCCGGCCTCATAGGCCTTCAGTTGCTCCAACTTCTTGACCTGCTCGGCGAGCTGCTCTTCCAGCTGAAGGCGCTTGCGGGTGGTATTAATTGCCTTTTGCCCGGCCGCATCAACCTGATCAAATGGATTGGCAATAAGCGGTTTTCCCATGACCTCATTAAGGTCAATGGACAGCTCTTGCAAAATGAACTTTGATCGTTTCAGATCGCCCGCGAGCGCTGTGCTGATTGCTCCTTTTATGTCTCCGTTAGCCAGTTTATCGAAGGCCGCGCCAAGGTCTCCAAACAGAGATTCTTTGAGTGCAGCAGCATAGCCGGCGATGCCGAGCCCTAAAGCCTTCAGCAACCTGTAGCTTCCATCAAGACCTGCAATAAGCGTCTTGATGATAAATGAGAACGCCGTGACCGCCGGCCCGGCGTTGGTAAACTCCTCGGCGATCGCATTGATCACGCCGGCCAGCGCCGACGTGCCGCCGGCGGCCTGGTCGGTGGCGCCGACGAAGACCATGAATTCGTTCTTCAGGTTGGTCAATGCCTGGCCGACCGTCACCGGCATCCGTGAAAAGTCGTCGTTGACCTGGTCAGCCACCTTCTGCAGCGCCTTGGCCACGACATCGGCGGTCAGCTTGCCATCTTCGCCCAGCTGCTTGAGCGCGCCGCGCGGCACGCCGAGGCCGTCGGCAATCGCCTGGGCCAGGGCCGGCGTCTGTTCCATGACGCTGTTCAGTTCCTGTCCGCGCAGCGCGCCGCCGGCGAAGCCCTGGCCAAGCTGGACCAGTGCCGCTTCGGCGGCCTCCGCCGAAGCGCCGGACAGGCCGATGGCCTGGTTGATCGTCGTGATCAGGCCGACCGACTCCTTGGCGCCGAGGCCGATGCCCTTGAGCGCCGGGCTCAGCGTCGTGTACAGCTGCACCGTGCCGCCCAGCTCCGAGCGCGTGCTGCGCGCCGAATCGCGCAGCAGCTGCTGCGTCTCGGCATAATCGCCGCTGTACTGGGTGGCCAGCTTGAGCTTGCCGGTCATTTGCCCGTAACTGTCGGCGAGCTTGATGATTTCCGAGGCGCCGAGTCCGATGCCGACGAAGGACAGCGCACCCTTGACCGAGTTTTCAAGGGTGCGAAACTCGCCGTCGAGTTTCTTGACGGCGGCGCGCGACTGGTTGGTGGCGCCGATCAGCGCCTGCGCGTCCGCCGAAAGGATCAGCTCAACCAGCTTGCTTGCCACTCGCAACCTCCAGTGCCGTCAGGTAGACTCCCCACGGGTATGACCAGACGCCGGCATGCCCGTGGCTGACCAGGGCGCAGGCGTTGCGCTCGATATTTACGCGGGCACGCCGGACAGCAGCGCGCGCACCTGGGCCACGCGCGCCGCCTGAACCACCGCCCGCAAGCGAAAAAAATGCGGATTCACCGTCCGGCACAGGTCGGCCAGCGGCTGCAGTTCGCTCGGCCCGAAGGTATCCAGCCAATCGGCCGGGGCGTCGGACATCAGAACCACGTCGGCCAGCGACATCTGTTCGAACAACGCATCGCCGGCCGGGTCGATCAGGCGCGTTCCGTTCTCGATCTCGGTCACCCAGTCGCGGACCTCGATCACCGTCAGCTCGCGGACGGTGATCAGGCGGCCGGCGACGGTGATTTCTGCCGTCGCGGCCATTGCTTAGTCTTCCAGGAGGATGGCGAAATACTGCGACTTGCCGGCGGTGACAATCTTCTCGTCGGCTTCCATCGTGCCCTTGATCGTCATGTTGGCGAAATCCTCGCCGATCAGGTCGAGGCCTTCCGGCGCGCCGAGGCGAACCTTGTGGAACTTGGCCGTCACGTCCTTGCCGTCGACCAGGTTGGTGCCGACGAACTTGATCGCCATCAGCGGCGCGGCGTTGAGCAGGGCCTCGATGGTGGTCGTCGTGGTCACCGTGGTCGCATCGCCCCACAAGGCCAGCGCCAGGTTGTCTGCGGAAAGGTCGCGGAATTCCATCTGCAGCTCGGCGGAATCGACGCGGGCGAACGAGGCGTAGTTGCCGCCGGCCGCATTGCGGAAATTCTTGAGGGTCTTGCGGTCTTCCGAAAAGGACGGGACCAGCTTCGAGACGTTGCCGACATCGACGAAGGTCAGGGAATCGAAAGCGGTGGTATCGGACCACGGTGCGACGGACACGATGCCGGCGCCGATGAATGCGGACATGACGGGTTCTCCAGAAAGGCCCTTGCGGGCGGGCACGAAAGCGGGCTATTGCTCAGCCTTCAGTGTCTTTTTCCGGAGTAGTTGCCGCCTGTGAGCGGATTTCAGGGAGCGGCCAGGTTCTCGACGTAAGTCAGGGCAAACCTGATGCGGGCCGCCACCAGCGTCGTGCCCTCTTCGCGCGGCTCGATCGCCCGGCCCTTCCAGGCGATGTCGGTGACGCCCTGGCCGAACGTCAGGTCGCTGCCGAAGATCGCCTTCTTGAGATCGGCGACGATCAGGTGGCCGGCATCGTTCGGGTGGTCCGGGTCGCAGCTCGCGTAACCTTCGAGGATGTAGGTCGTCGTCGTCAGGCTGCGCGAGACGCTGCGCGACTGGCCCTCGTCGTCGTCCTCGATCAGCACGAAGCACGGCAGCGACTCGGGGTCGAGGTAGGTTTTCCCGCGGTAGCCGGTGGCGCCGATATTGGTCGCGTAGCCGTTGGCCGTGGTAATCGCGCTGGCGCGGTCGAAAATCGCCAGGGCGATGGCGGATGCCTTGCTCATTTGCCGAGTGCCTTTCCGAATTCGTAACGTGCCTGGCGCAGCAA